GCTCGGCTGCCGTAAATAACGCAGAACGCCAACAGGCAGAGCGCGCCAATCACGGCAATGATGATATTGAAAACACCATTTTATATATTGAGCGTTTTTATCAGCTAGGCCAGCCGGTGGAACACTTGCCAGGCTATGATGTATGGAAAAAGTGGAAAGATAAACAGCAAAAATGAATTTTCAACCGCCAAAAGGCGGTTTTTTGTTTATAAATCAAGTAATTATTTGAAAGTTAAATATTGGCTTTAAAAATAGTCCGCACAAAGCGGTTCAAAATCGCTATAATTTTAAACAATAATGATCGTCCAACCAGTAGGGGTGGCTATGTTGAATGCAACCAATGAGCAAATTGAAACGTTTAATGAAAAAGCGCCTGAAATTTTGGCGGATTTAGCAAAACACACAGAAGTAAAAATCAAAGAAAAAATCGCTGATATTGAGCCAAAACTCGCCCAGCAAATCAGCATTGAAGTGGCAAACCATATCGCACAATGCTGGGGCGGTGAGGTGATTTATATCCCGCGCAACCTCGTGTTATTACTAAACGAACGCGACCGTAAGATTTTTAACGAATTCAACGGCACAAATCACCGTGAACTCGCCAGAAAATACAACGTGTCAATGCAGTGGATTTATCAGATTGTGAAGAAGATCACAAAAGAAGAAATCGCAAGACGCCAGTTTGATATGTTCGGTAACTCATAACCGATAAAAATGACAAAAAACGTCCGAAAGGGCGTTTTTTATGAGCAAAATAAATTTTATTGGAGTATGATTTTGCCTAACCATTTATAACTTAAGGAAAAAACATGAAAAAACTACTATGTGCCTTTTTTGCTGGTGTGCTAGCTTGCTCATTGACCGCCTGTTCCGAAGATGAAGACCTAAATGCGCCAACGTACGAGGAAACTTCAGATGTGCAAGTAGCCCTTTATAAATTGCTTCCGGAAAATAGTGGTAAAGCAGCAAGTTGTCGAAGTAGAAAAGTTGGTGAACATTACTATCTCGCCTGTAACTATATCTCTGTGGGATCAGCACCATCATCGCTATATGTTTTCTATTACGACAAAGTAAAAGACCCAGTTAAACGCTTTTATGCGTTGAATGGTAAAGCCATAAGCCTATATGATGGACAGTTAAAAAATGAGCCGATTTTAGGCAACTATAAAGACAGTTTTGGTTTGCCTCTGCCGGAAAGTATTAATATGGGCGAAGTAATGAAAGAGTTTGAATTTATGCGCAAATAACGTCTTTAAATCAATTTAAAATCAATAAAACGACATCCGTTTTAAACTCCTTTTTAGTCTTACAAAAGGAGTTTTTTTATGTCTTTATCCTTACCTATCACAAAAATTGTGATCCATTGCTCCGCTACTCGTAACGGCAAGCAACTCAGAACAGTTAATCAAACCGCCGCTCAACGTATTAATGACTGGCACTCACAGCGCGGTTTCAAACGTGACCCAATTTTAGCCAAAAAATTCAATCCGCATCTGCCTAACATTGGCTATCACTTTGTAATTGACACCGATGGCACGGTTGAAACAGGCCGAATGGTTGGCGAAATTGGCGCACACGTGAAAGGTCATAATCAACACTCACTAGGCATTTGCCTTGTTGGAGGTATTACTCCAGCCGGCAAAAACCATGGTGAATACACCGAAAAACAATGGCTCTCCTTGCACAAATTATTGCAAAAACTAGAGAGCGAACACCCCAGCGCACGCATTTGTGGACATCGTGATTTGAGTCCAGACGTTAATGGCGACGGCACAATCACTCCGAATGAGTGGATTAAAGACTGTCCTTGTTTTGATGTTTGGACGTGGTTGGATAGTGAGCAAGTGATTAACGTTGACCATTTATTTCGGGGGTAAATATGGGACTTGCAACGTTTTTATTCGGCGTGTTCGTCTTTTTAGCCGTTATTTTACTAATTATAGACCAAGAGTTTGCTGCACTTTTGTGCGCTGGCGGAGCGGTATGTTGTTTTGTCGTTATCATCACAATGATCGACATTCAGGACACCTGCCAGAGTTACGGCAAATTTAATGTGGGCGGTAATTTCTATCAATGCCAAAAAATTCAGGAGGGTAAATGAGCGCACCAACCTATTCAGCAAAGTCTAAAAAATCATTTTCACGCGGCTGGAAATCAAGCAATAACGCGCAACGCAACCGAGTTGTAAATAAAGGCATGACCGCCGCCACCGTTTTTTATGCGCGTTGGAGACCATGATGGAGCGAGAAGTACGTGGCATCACACTGTTTTCAGTGTTATGGGAGATCATGATTTTTGGTGGCTTTATATCTGCCAATGAGTTTGCAATAAAGAACCTTATTCAAGCCTATGAGTGGTTATTTTATTTTTTCACAGCGATTTCGCTGTTGGCGCTTTTATTTGGCACTTCCCCACAATACCAATATACAAGAGCCAAGTTTCATTGGGAATTTGTAACCAACACTCTGCTGGGCTTAATGTTGGCCTATTACGGTTATTTTTTCTGCGCGAGCGTACTGACATTATGGGGGTATGTTTCATCGCCAAAAGTTTATTTCAAAAAGGAAAAAGAAAATGGGAATGAAAGAACTGATCACCAACAATGATGGACGATTATCAACGACCGCGTTCATCCAGTTTTTCGGCGCACTCTTAATGGCTGGCGTGTTGGTTTATACCGTATGGTTGGATCGTAGTTATGTGGGTGAATTGTTTACGACATTTGCTATTTTTTGCGGCGGTGGTGCAGCAACGAAAGGCTTCGCCAATGCGATGCAAAGCAGAAATAGTCAAGGGGGCTGAAATGATTAATCTTTATATCGTAGGTGCGGCTTTCGCCGTTTTGGCTGGCGTTTTTATCCATGGTCGCGTGCAAGCGGCAAAAATTCGCAAGCAACAAGAAGAGATTGAATTCGTAAAACGTGAAGCGGCCGCAGTCGCCCAGGAGTTAGAAAATGCAAACACTGCAAAAAACATTACTGAAACTAACCGCACTTTGTCTAGCAAGTCTGTTGATGAGCAGCTGCAGTCAAAAGGTTATTTCCGTGAAGACTAGCGGATGTTCAGCGTTCGGTCTTATTTATCCAAGCCGTAAAGATACTGAAGAAACCAAACGGCAGGTGCTTAATCATAACTTGACTTATGAAAAAATCTGCCAAAAGAAGGAACCTAAATAATGCTAGAAACACTGGAGTTTATCCAGCGCCATTGGGCAATCGTTGTGGCGATTGGCGGGGCTGTGTGGACATATTTTTGGTTGACCATGGACAGCAAATACGCGCGCAAAACCGATGTGTCAGACTTGCGCAAGGCGATTGAAAACAATGAAAAAAGCCTTTCAGAAGTCAAAGGCGAATTAAGACATCTGCCAACTTCAAAAGAAGTGGCTGATTTGCGTTTATTAATGACGGAAATGAAAGGCAAAACCGACGTATTAAATACCAACATTGGCAGCCTTAACCATCAAGTGAAGTTGTTAATTGAAAAAGAGGTAAATAAAGAATGATGCGCCAAGATATTTTCACAAAAGACCAACGATTGGTGATTCTGCGCTCGCTTGAAGAGTGTGGTTATGATGCCAACGAAAGCATTTTAAATGATTGCTTAGATATGTATGGCCACGATATTAGCCGCGACTTAGTGCGAAACCACCTGTTATGGCTTGAAGAGCAAGGCTTGATTACGCTGACTCGTTTAAATAATAACGGCAAAGATTTCTACGTGGCTACTATCACTCAGCGTGGATTGGATGTGGCACAAGGTCGCGCTTTCGTGGACGGCGTAAAAAAGCCAAGTCCAAAAATTTAAACCCAATTTAAAGGAGGTTTAAATGACCGATAAAAACACACGCGGCCGCGCAAGCAAAGTGGACTTACTTCCACCTAATATCAAAACCCAACTGGCAATGATGTTGCGGGACAAACACCTTTCACAAGCGCAAATTCTTGAAGAAATCAACGACCTGATCCGTGATTGCGGGTTAGACGACAGTTATCAATTAAGTCGCACAGGCCTCAACCGTTACGCCAGCCGCATGGAACAAATGGCGAGCAAAATTCGCAACGCGCGTGAAGTCGCCGAAATTTGGACGAAACAATTCGGTGAAGCACCGCAGAGCGATATTGGCAAGCTGTTGATGGAAATTGTTAAGAACCTAGCGTTTGAAACATCCATTGGTATGAGCGAAAACGGCCAGGCCGAACCCAAAGACCTTGCATTATTATCGTCTGCTATTCAACGCTTAGAACAGGCTGAAAGTTTAAGTTTTAAACGTGAGCAAGCAATACGCCAGGAAACTATTAAGCGTGCTGCAGAAGCAGTGGAAGAAGTAGGGAAAGAACAAGGCGTGAGTCTTGAAGATGTGCAAAAAATGGTAAAAGCAGTTTATGGCATCGAATAAAACCGTTCTCTATAACTATCAAAAAAACTGGCTAAATGATAAAAGCCGGTTCAAGGTGGCTATGTTTGCTCGTCAGACGGGTAAAACATTTACGACCACTTTTGAAATTGTGATGGATTGTTTGGCGGCAGAAGCCAAGGGTGAACGTACTCGCTGGGTTATTTTATCTCGCGGGGAACGCCAGGCAAAAGAAGCGATGAACGAGGGGGTAAAACGCCACCTTGAAGCGCTAGGCATGGTTTGTGAAGTATTGGAAGTGCCGTTTAATTCAACAATCAACGCGCTCGAAGTTGTTTTTCCAGGTGGA